GGCAGGTACTACAGCACAAACCAATATTGGTAACTGTGCAGATATGGTAGCTGGTGCTGGTTCAACAGTAACAGGTCAATCGGGATTTGAAATTTCAGGAACCATGGCTAATAGTGCAGCAACAGCAAAAATTATTGCTTTGCATGACGCACCAGACAATGCCTTTGGAGCCAACGCTGTCATGGAAGTGCTAATAAACGAGCACCTTCTCAAAGACAGTGCTGGCATTTAACAGGAGGGTATAAAAAATGTCAATGAATAGAGCACAATTTGCAAAAATGCTTGAGCCAGGGCTAAATACCCTTTTTGGTCTTGAGTACGATAGCTATCCTCCAGAGTATGCTGCGGTTTTTGAAGCAAACACCTCCCAAAAAGCATTTGAAGAAGATGTTTTGTTAGAAGGATTTGGTTCAGCCCCAGTTAAAAACGAGGGTGCTGCTGTATCATATGATTCTGCAAGCCAGCAATGGACTGCACGTTATCAACATGAAACAGTGGCTTTAGCTTTTAGCATTACTGAAGAGGCAGAGGAAGATGGTCAGTATGGATCAATTTCTTCTCGCTACACAAAAGCATTAGCACGTTCAATGTCCTCTACTAAAGAGATCAAAGCAGCCAATGTTTTAAATAATGCAACAACTGCTGGCTTTACAGGTGGTGATGGGGTGACTCTTTTAAGCACATCTCACCCAACTCGTAATGGTAACCAGAGCAACACCCTGGCTACTGCGGCTGATCTTTCCGAGACTTCACTAGAGTCTATTCTTATCAACATTGCTGATATGAAAGATGATCGTGGACTTAGAATTGCTGCACAAGGTACAACGCTGGTTATTCCAACTGCGTATTCTTTTGTAGCAGAAAGATTGCTAGAGTCCCAGTTGAGAACAGCTACGGCTGACAATGACATCAACGCAATCCGTTCTGGTGGATATCTGCCACAAGGCTACCATGTAATGCGTAGACTGACAGATAGTGATCAGTGGTTTGTAAAGACTGATGTCCCTGATGGCTTGAAAATGTTCCAACGCTCTCCTCTAAAGAAGGGCATGGAAGGTGACTTTGAGACAGGAAATGTACGCTATAAAGTGCGTGAAAGATATTCTTTCGGGTTTACTGACTGGCGTGGTATTTTTGGTTCCGAAGGAGCTGCATAACACAATAAGGGGAGGGGCAATAGCCTTTCCCCTTAATCTTTAACTTCTGACAGCGAAAGCTGACACTAGCCACGACAGGAGAATATTATGGCTAATACTACATTTTCAGGACCAGTGCGGTCTAAAGATGGTTTTGATTCCATCGTAACTAATAGCACAACAGGTGCTGTTACCAATACCATGGCTATGGAGACTTATGTAGCAACTGTAACAGTTGCTGACGGTGCTACTACAGGCAAAGAATCTGCTATTGGTATTCCTTCTAATTTTATCCCAATGGGCGTAATGATAGCTGTTACTGGGGCTGCCTCTAACGCTGTTAATGTACAAGACATAGGTACAGATGCTGATACAGATGGATTTGTAGACGGCATTTCCGCTGCGGCAAACTCAGTTGGATTCAAAGGATTTTTCCCCTGCAATGGCGTTTTAGGAATGTCTGGTGGAGCTACTACAGCAGCCACTGCCACAGCAGATGAGGTTGAAATTGTTCTCTCTGGAGATCCCGGAGCAGATACCACTGTTGTTATGAAATTCTTTGGGCTATCTAGTTCTTCTGACGCTTCTTAAGTAATTAATCAAATGGTGAGGGTGTAAAAACCCTCACTTAATTAGGAGAAAATTAAATGAGCATCCAAAGCGACGTACAAGTTCAGTTTATAAGTGATGAAGTTGCTGCTGATGATGATTTTATTGTTACTGCTGCTAGACCAGACACTGCTGCAACTATAGCTAACAGTTCTTTTGCTTCAGGTGGTGCAAGAATTTTAAATGTAACAACCACAGGCACAGGTGATAATGGTAAAACTAATACCATTGTAGGAACAGATGTTTTTGGTAATTCTTTAACAGAAGTTATTACCTCTACAGGTTCAGCAGAAGCAGTGGCTGGGACTAAATATTTTAAAACGATTACATCAGTAACAAGTTCTGCCCAGTTTGCAGCGAATTTAAAAGTTGGCTCTACTGCTTCAGCAGGACAAGCAGTAAGCGGTGGTGGAAGGGTTAGGTTAAAAGGTTATTCGATTGTGAGTGGTGGTAGTGCTGGTATCATTGAGATGATTGACGGAACACCAGAATCAGGCACAGTTCTTTTTAAAGCTAGAACAATAGGCACAGACAACACAACTTTAGATAACACAATTCCAGATGAGGGTATCCTTTTCAAAAGTGGACTAAGTATAAAATATACCGTTGGAACAATTGATATGATGCACTTTTTCTTTGCATAGGAAATTAAATGGCAACATCAGGCACAGTAGCGTTTAGACCAGACATTGAGGAAATTATTGCAGAATCTTTTGAAAGATGTGGCATTGATCCTCAAACTAGGACAGGTTATCACGCTGAATCAGCTAGACGTAGTTTGAATATGCTTTTTTCGGAGTGGGCTAATCGAGGAATTAATTATTGGACGGTTCAAAATAATACATTAAGTTTAACTGCTGATACGATTGTTTATGCATTGCCAGTAGGGACGATTGATCTTATTGATGTTGTCGTTAGAGAAACTGTTGGTAGCACAACAACTGATACGGTGATTAACCGGGTTAGCATTGCCAGCTACAATCAGATTCCTAACAAAAGCTCTTCTGGTAAGCCAAGTCAATACATGATTGACAAACAATACACGCCAAATATTTATGTGTGGCAAGTTCCTGAAGACACATCTTATTCTTTGCTTTACTGGTCAATAAATCAATTAGAAGATGTTACAGAGTCTAATCAAGATGCAGATATTCCGTATCGCTGGTCGGATTGTATTTGTGCAGGGTTATCCAGCAAGTTGGCAATGAAGTATCAACCGGAAAAATTTGATATGCTGAACCAAGTTTACGAAAGAGCATTTGAATTTGCAGCTTCTACAGATAATGATGGAGTGAGTATGAGAATTCGTCCAACAGGGATGAATCTTTCTTAAATTATGTATGCGAGAAGAGCAAAAGGCAAAAAATCAGTAGCCATTAGTGATCGAAGTGGTTTTAAAGTTCCTTACAAATCTTTAAAAACAACTTGGGATGGTTTGCGAGTTGAGCCTGAAGAGTGGGAACCCAAACATCCACAGCTCACACCTGCAAAAAATGTTATTGATGCAACTGCTTTACTTGATCCTCGACCTGATAATGATCCTGACTCTACAGAATTTTTTGTTGGGTATAATTATGGTGATATATCGGCAGATGCTAAGAGCAGACCACCAGTTGGCATAGCAGGTAAAGGGGCTGTTGGTTTTTCTAGGGCAACTAGCGATCTTCAAATTTTTGTAGTTGAAACAGGTTTAGCTGGTACAGGTGCTGTAGGCACTGAGTCAATTGAGAGTGACACTGCTGGTTTGGCAGGGGTTGCTGGCACAGGAGCTGTAGGCACAGAAACGCTTGAGTCATCTATTACTGAGGTCGGAGTTGCCGGGACAGGTGCTGTAGGCACTGAAGTTCCAGAGGCATCTATTACTGAGGTAGGAGTTGCTGGTACAGGGGCTGTTGGTTCTGAAAGCATTCACATTGCTGGCTGGGGTAATGAGGCTTGGGGTGATGGAACATGGGGTGATGGATAATGAATTACACAACATTAGTTAGCACAATACAGAATTTTGTAGAAGATGATTCCACAGAATTATCTAATTCGATTCCAACAATTATTACTCAGGCAGAGGCAATGATATTTCAAATGTTGCCGAGTTTACCTTGTTTTAAGAATATAACCACTGGAACACTAGTTGTCGGCACAGCGGATTACACAGTTGCTAATGCTCGTATGATACGTCAAGTTTCAGTTACCAATTCTAGTAGCAATGTAAATTATTTGGATCCTAGAATTGATTCTTACCTGAGAGATTATTGGAAAAATTCATCTACAACTGGCACACCAATTATGTACAGCACGAAGAATGCAACAACTTCTGGCACAGTAATAACCTTGGCTCCAACACCTAGTGCTACTTTAGCATATCAAGTCGATTTTATTGCACCAGAAACAGGTTTATCTTCATCAAATGCTAACACTTGGATAGGAGATCATGCAGAAAATGTTTTATTAGCAGCGGCTTTGTATGAAACTTCAGCTTTTCTAAAAGCAGCAGAAACGCTATCCTTATATAAAACGCAATTTGATGAGGCGGTAAAATTATTTCAACAAGAAATGGCTAGAAATTACACAGCAGAATTTAGCGGAGGTATTTAGGATGGCAATTACACAAGCAATGGTAACCAGCTTTAAAGCTGAGGTTTTGGATGAACAGCATGATCTTGCAGCAGACACTATAAAAGTTGCTTTGTTTACTAGCAGTGCAAGTCTTGATGCAACAACCACAGCATACGCAACAACCAACGAGGTTAGCGGAACAGGATATACCGCTGGGGGAGTTTCTTTGACTAGCACTACGGTTGCAACTTCTGGCACCACAGCTTATTTTGACGCTGACGATCCAACCTGGACATCAGCTAGTTTTACCGCACGAGGTGCATTAATTTACAATGGATCAAATTCAAATAAAGCAATTGCTGTGTTGGATTTTGGTGCTGATTTCACTATTGGTGGGGGAACATTTAAAATTGTTTTTCCAGCTGCAGGAACTTCTGCGATTGTCAGAATAGACTAGGAGTTTAGTTATGGCTAGTAGTTATGTTAATGATTTACGACTCAATGAGATGGCGACAGGAGATGCCTCCGGCACATGGGGAACTGTCACTAATACTAATTTAGAGTTAATTGCTGAAGCGTTTAGCTATGGCACCGAAAACTTGGGCAGTGATGCTAATACCACTATTACGGTGGCTGATGGTGCAACAGATGAAGCAAGATCTTTATATTTAAAAGTCACTTCTACTTCGCTTAGTGCTGACAGAACAGTTACGCTTGCACCGAATACATTATCTAAAGTATGGGTTATTGAAAATGCTACAAC